AGTTCTTTTACAGTAAGTGGTTCTACACTTACATTCGCATCTAACCTTGCAACAGGAGATGTTATAGATTTTATAATGGTGTTTGGTAATTCCTTATCTGCTGGAACACCTAGCGATGCTACAGTTTCTACTGCTAAACTAGCAGACAACGCTGTAACTGCTGCAAAGATAACTGATGCAACAATTACATCTGCAAAACTTGCAAGTGGTACTGTACAAAATCAATCAGCATTCAAAAACATCCTCATCAATGGAGATATGAGCCAAGCTCAAAGAGGAACTTCTACATCTTCAGTTACTTCAACTGGTTACTACACTTGCGATAGATGGAATTGGCAAACTGATTATGGAACTGTAACTCTTTCACAAGATACAGATGTTCCAACTGGTCAAGGTTTTGCAAAATCATTTAAAGCAGATGTTACAACTGCTGGTACAGTAAGTAATGGTGGAACTATCAAACTTAGACAAAACATTGAGGGTCAAATGTTGCAACATTTAAAAAAAGGAACTTCATCTGCTGAAAGTATAACTATATCTTTTTGGATAAAATCAACAAAAACTGGAACATATATTTGCGAATTATATGATCCAAGTAACACAAGACAAATTTCTAAAAGTTATACAGTTTCATCTTCTAATACATGGGAGAAAAAAGAATTAACTTTTGCTGGAGATACCTCTGGTGCATTTACCAATGATAATGCAAGTAGACTTCAAGTTACTTGGTATATATCCGCTGGTTCTGATTATACATCAGGAACTTTATCAACTTCATGGACATCTTCAACTAATGCAAACAGAGCGGTTGGTCAAGTAGATGCACAAGATAGTGCATCAAATAATATTTATTTTACTGGAATACAAATGGAGATTGGTTCTTCTGCATCTGATTTTGAATTTTTACCAATTGATATAAATTTACAAAGATGTTTAAGATATTTTCAACAATTTACAGATATGAGTACATTGGGTGTAAGAACTACAACAGAAGTTGAAGGTACTTTTAATTTTTTAATTCCTATGAGAGCTTCTCCATCAGCAGCTCAATCTGGAGTTAAAGTTTTTTATGATTTATATGGTAATGAAGAAAGTCAATCATCAGCTACAGTAGGTTTTGCTACTGGTAGTGTTGATGTTACTGGTTGTTTTTTAAATTTTGGTAATATGAGTAGTTTAACTCAAGGTAGAGTTATGAATCCAGTTAGTGGAATAACACAATTTAGTTCGGAGTTATAATGATTAATACAGTAGAAAAATTTTATGCTAATGGAAATTGGACTTGTTACAAAATGACTTTATCTAATGGTAAAGTTTGGACAGTACCACTAGATGAAGCAAACACAGATTACCAAGCAATCCAAGAATGGATAGCAGATGGTGGAACAGTAATAGATAATAGAGGTGGAGAATAATGGCAATAATTAAACCAAACAATAATACAATATCTGCGATAACAGCTCTACCAAGTGGAATGACATCTGCTCCAGGATTATCTACTGGTAAGGTTTTGCAATATGTTTTCGCTAGTACTGCTACAGGAGTTACATCTACATCCAATACATTTGCTGATATAGGAATAACAGCATCAATAACACCATCATCATCATCAAATAAAATTTATATAGATGTAAATTGTCCAGATAACAGAAAATGGTCAGCCAATACAAATTTAAATATTGCTGTTTACAGACAAATAAATGGTGGTGGATATTCGGAACTTAAAAGAGTAACTACTGGTCTTTTATATACAGCAGATACAGATCAAGTTACTGCTGGATGTTCTGGTGTTATTGAAGATTCAACACACAATACAACAAATCAAATAGATTACAAAATCTATATTGCAAATGGTCAAAATAGTGGAAATGTTAAAATAAATGTAGATGGTAATAGTGAAACTTCAATTATAGCTTATGAGGTAGAGGCATGATAAAACATGATAAAATAGTTAAGGCTGTTTTAAAAATTAATCCTAATGCTAAATTTGCAATAAGAGGTGATGATATAAATACTTGTGAATTAGAATGGCATCAAGGAACAACACCTATTCCTAAAGCTGACATAGAAGCTAAGATGGCAGAGTTACCTACTGAAGAAGAAGAAAGAACTGCTAGAGAAAATTTAAAAGCTAGTGCTAAAGCTAAACTAATAGCTGGTGAACCGCTAACTGAAGAAGAAGCTGACACAATAGTATTATAATGAAATATATATTGATCTTATATATGTGTAGTATAAACACAGGTCAATGTCCAACAAGCACTATAGCAGGTTATCAATTTGAAAGTCATTACCAATGCGTAGATGCAGGTTATGCAATCGCACAAAAAACTTATAGGAATCTAAAAGCAATAGAAGAATGGGATATTAATTACATCAATAACAACAAGATAGTAGTCAAGTTTGAATGTAAAGAGATGTCCCAAGATGCCTAAAGTTACCAAAAAAAAATCAGAAGAATTAGTACAAGCATCATTAGGTCATCGTATCTCTAAGCACGAAGCTATCTGTGCAGAGAGAATGAAAACATTATTTAAAGCAATCGATGAGATGCGAACAGATATAAAAGATTTAAGAAAAGATATGAACAAAGGTAAGGGAGCTGTAAATGTTTTAATATTCTTAGCAGGATTGATTGCAGCTATTGTTGGTTTTTTTAAATGGGATGGCTAGAAGAAAAAAAGCAGTTGCTGGACTTATAAATGAGCTTGCAGCACAACTTGACTTTGCAAAAGACCCTAATATACTTGTGTTCACACCATTGGGAGGACTTGGACCAATAGATATTGTTACTTTAAATATGAGTACAGGTAAGTATACTGCGTATGATGTCAAATCAAAAAATTATAGAAAACAAGATTATGTTCCTAAAGATGGCTATAAAAGAAACAGCACAGGAAGTCTTATCAATAGACATCCAACCAAAGAACAAAAGAAACTAAAGGTAAAAATTATTTATGCAACTATCTAAACATTTTAAACTAGAAGAATTTACAAAGTCAATGACCGCAACTCGTAAAGGTATAGACAATACACCGGGAGCTGGTGATATTAAGAACCTTGAGAATGTTTGCTATGAAATATTAGAACCAGTACGAGCTAAGTTTGAAAAGCCAGTTACCATAACTTCTGGTTATAGATCAGAAGAGTTATGCGAAGCAATCGGCTCAAAGAAAACTTCGCAGCATGCAAAAGGTCAAGCAGTGGACTTTGAGATAGCAGGTATACCTAACATACAAATTGCTTATTGGTTACAGAACAATGTAGACTTCGATCAACTGATCCTCGAGTTCTACAATCCTGACGATCCCGCAGGTGGTTGGGTTCATGTTAGCTACAATGAAAAAGGATCAAATAGAAAACAAGTTTTAACTTATGATGGTAAAAAATATGAAAATAATTTACCTGACATGAAGTGGAAAGATGGTAAAGTAGAAGGATGATACAATTTTTAGGTTTATTAAAAAATCCATTTGTAAAAATTATTGCAAATAAAACCATAGGTGCAATCACACACAAATTAGAAAAAGATAAAATTATAAAAGCAAAAGAATTAGAAGCTGCTAACAACTTAGATGTAAAAAAAGTTGAAGTACAAATAGAACAAATAAGACAACAAGAGAACTCATTTAAAGATGAATGGTTAGTTATTTTTTTTACAATTTTAATGGCTTGTCATTTCATACCATTTACACAAGATGCTATGGAAAGAGGATGGCAGATACTTGAGTATGCTGATCCTATGTTTTGGTATATTATTTTAACAATCGTTGGAGCTAGTTTTGGTGTAACTACTATGAATAAGATAAAAAAGAAATGATAAAAAATAATTTTGTACAACAATATAAAAAAAAAGTAACACACTTATCACAACAAGGTTATGGCAAAAAGAAAGTTCAATCTCGAAAAGCTAGAACACGAAAGAATACCAAAAAAAACTAGCATTGGTAGACGACCTAAAATGTCCTCTATGAACAAGCATAAAAAGCGTTCATTTAAGGCTTACAATTCGCAAGGAAAATGATATATCAAACTTGGAGGTTATGTTATGGAAAAGATTATTGAAACAATAAAACATTACTGGACCGATCATAAGGTGATTGCTGGTATTGTTATAGCTGCAATTATAGTTGCAATTATCTGGTAATGAAGATTAGCGAAAGCACTTCAGTAAGCATGCCAATCAAAAATATGTTGGCTATTGTAGCTGGTGTTATTGCTGGCGTAATTGGTTACACAGAATTAACAGGTAGATTGACTTCATTGGAGACAAGCAGAGAGCTAATGCTCAATGATTTATTAAAGGCTTCGGATCAGAAACCAATCGACCAAGAACAATTTTTAATACAAGAAAGTTTAGCATCTGATTTAGAAAAAACTGTAACTAGAGTAGATGAGATGATGCACAATGGAGTTAATATTCAAAGAATGATAAAGGATATTGATAGACTTCGTGCAGATGTAGAAAAGTTAAAGGATAAGGTAAGAGAAAATGGAAATGGTTATAGCTCTGATAATGTATCTCAATAGTGAGATGGTTGAGCATACATATAAAGAAAGTCTAAGCAAATGTTTAAAGTCTAAAAGGGTTGCTTTGCGTGAAGTTAATCCACAAAGAGTAAGGTTTGAATGTAAAAAGGTAAATGCTTTGACAGAGATATACATGGGACAGAAAAAAATATTAAAGATTGAGCAATGAGAACTAAAGATAAACAACCACCAAAAACTAAAAAGTATTTTAGGTCCACAAAGTCTGGTGCGGGTATGACTAAAGCAGGTGTTGCAAGATACCGAAGAGACAACCCCGGATCAAAACTTAAAACTGCTGTAACTAAGAAAAGTGGACTAACTGCAAGAGATAAAGCAAGAAGAAAATCTTATTGTGCTAGATCAGCAGGTCAAATGAAACGATTTCCAAAGGCTGCCAAAGACCCCAACTCAAGACTAAGACAAGCAAGAAGAAGATGGAGATGCTAGTTGAAGCGTAAGACTTGGGTAAAAAGAGAGGTAGTTAGATTCTGTGGAATATGTGAAGAGTGTAATAAAGAACTATTGAGTAATGAAGGAGGATGGATTATAAATGCAGAGAAGAAATACTTTTGCCACGATGGTCGTGATGGAAGTTGTTTTGATAATTATTGTGAACGCAAACTAAAGGAGAAACAATATGCCGATGGTAGGAAAAAAGAAGTTCAGCTACACAAAAGCTGGCAAGAAAAAAGCAAAAGCATACGCAAAGAAAAAAGGTATGAAAATGAAATCGAAAGGTAAATACTAATGCTAACAGCTAAACAGAAAACACTTCCACCAGCTTTGAAGAAAAAAATTCTAGCTTCAAAGATGAAGAAGAAAAAGAAAAATGGCAAAAAAAAGTAGTGTCAATAAAGCAGGCAACTATACTAAGCCGGGACTAAGGAAAAGATTATTCCAAAGAATAAAATCATCCAATGTTCAAGGTACTGCTGCTGGTAAATGGTCCGCAAGAAAGGCACAGTTGTTAGCTAAAAGATATAAAGCTGCAGGTGGTGGATATAGATAATGGCACTTGCTAAATCACAAAGAAGTTTAAAAGCATGGGGTAGACAGAAATGGCGTACAAAGTCTGGAAAAAAATCGAGCATTACTGGAGAAAGATACTTGCCTTCAGCAGCAATAAAAAGTTTGAGTGCTGCGGAGTATGCGGCAACGACCAGAGAAAAAAGAAAAGCTAAAAGAAAAGGTAAACAGTTTAGTAAACAACCTAAAGGTATTGCTGCAAAGGTAAAAAGATTTAGACAGTTTAGTTAAATAACTCTTTAGTCTCATCCCAAATAGTTTGGTTCTTATCCCAATAAAAAGTTTTGTTAAACTTCATTTGAATTGAATACAATACTGTTGTATGATCTTGTCCAAATATTCTACCAATATTTGTAAGGTTCATCTTATATTTTTCATTTAAAACATTATGTAATATATTTCTTGATCGAACTATATCTCTTCTTCTACATTTGGTAAGTAACTCTTTCTTACTTACCTCATACTTATCACAAACCTTTTGTATAAGTTGTTGTAGTTCTGATTCTTTTATTCTACCAAGGTTATGCTTTGGTACTTTAAATAAATATTTTTTTGTATAATTAGATTTATTTAAAAATCTCAATCCATTCTTAAATGCAATCTCATATAGTTTTCTTTCACTATTAGAAAAATTATCGAATGATTTTTGTAGTTGATATGGAAATATATTTATATCTTCTTTGATATGCTTATCAAATATGTCTTGTATCTTCATGCTTCCTTTCTTTAGAGCATAGAATACCTACGCTTTCTTTTGTTTTTTTTAAATACTGATGATTTATCTCATCAATAGTTCTTTAGCTTTCTCGATTTTCCAAATCAAATCAAAGCTATCTTTTTTAAGTTTGTTAGCTTTTACTTTGGCTGCAAGGTACGCCTCATGCTTTTTCTTCTGAAGGTCTTGCAACTTCTGGAAATCCTGTTTCAGCTTTTCCATCCTTCTCCTTTTTCACTTTAGTAAAGTCTATCTTTACACTATCAACTTTACATTCTACATACTCACCCTGTGCGTTGGGGTTTGCAGCTTTCTCTATATCATCAAATCTTTCAACTAACTGGAAGTTAGCTTCGCCAGATTTAATTCGTATATATTTAGTCATTTTATTCCTTTTTGTCTATACTTATTTTATGCAGTTCTTTCGCCATTTTTGAGTATATTTCAAGGTCATCATAGTTATCTGCTTTGTATTTTCTTGTTGCTCTGTATAATTTTAAACCCATCATGAGTTGTCCTACCTGATATGGTTTCATATCATCTTTCAATATATCCTT